ACTGATGTGTTTGAGGGAGTGCCTCATGAACCCCGGTTCCAGATGTTGGCAGAAAGACTAAAGTCAATGCCAGAGATAAAATCTGTTCTTGATTTTGGATGTGCTCATGGTGGATATGCTGTAAATCTCTCTAATCTTTTTCCAGAACTTTATATACAGGGAATTGATATTGATAAGCACTCAATAGAGTGGGCTGAAAGGAATAAAAAAGATAGAGCTAAATATCCAGATAATCTTTCTTTTAGAGTAGGCACTCCTGATATAGATTTAAGGGCTGAAGAGAAATATGATGCCTTGATATGTTTTGAAGTTTTAGAGCATACCGAAAAGCCTTGGGAGGTAATTGATAAACTGGAAAGATGGATAAAACCCGGAGGCACCGTTTTTATCACTACTCCTTATGGGCCTTGGGAAGAAGATAGTTATGATAACTATCCTTTCCGGTGTCATGTATGGGAATTAGGCCTTGAAGAGTTAAAAGATATGTTTGGTAAAAAGAAAGGGGTGATAATTGATAGTCAGTATAACGGCCAGTCAAAAGTAGAGAATGCCCCTCTCGGATTTAACTTTACTCAGTACACAAAATCAGATATTAAGGCTGGTAAAGTTGATATAAAAAGAAAGATGAAAATACAGAGACCTCGTCAGACCGTCTCCCTTTCTATGATATGTGGCCCCGGAGCGGAGAAAACCCTTGAATGGGCTCTGGATTCTGTTAAAACAATAGCAGATGAAATTATCATAGCCGATTGCGGGATGAGTGATGACGCTCTTCGGATTGCTCTTAAATATAAGGCTAAAATAATTGAGGGTAAGAATCCTCGTGAAGTAGGGTTTGATGTAGCTCGAAACATTACTCTCCCCTATTGCACTATGGATTGGGTTTTGTGGCTTGATTCAGATGAGAGAATTATGGATGGCAGAAATCTTCATAAATATCTTCGAGAGAATATGTATCACGGTTACTCTATCAGACAACACCACTTTGCTGTTGATACAGATTTCACCCCTGACCTTCCGGTAAGGCTTTTCCGTAACAGGTCTTACAAAGGCAAAAAACTTAAATTCTTTGGCTCCTGTCATGAACATCCTGAAACAGAATTGAATAAAGGAACGGGGCCTGTAATAGTTTTATCCGATGTTAATATTGCTCATGTTGGTTATCTTGCAGAGAGTGGCAGGAAAGAAAGATTTTTCCGTAACTTCCCTCTTATGCAGATGAGTCTCAAAAAGTATCCAGACCGTCTTCTGAATAAATATTTTATGATGAGAGATAATATGATTCTCAATAATTATGAACTTCAGGGAAACGGGGGGCAGATAACTAATGTGGTTGCTCAGAGATGTCAGCAGGTAATCTCTCTGTATCGGGAACACTTTTGTGGCAAAGGTTCTTATATGAATACAGATGCCATTGATTTTTATTCACAGGCTTGCAGGATGCTGAACCTTGGGGCAGAGGTAGCGATTGCGGTTAATTCCGCTCAAGGGGAGACTCCCAAACCAGAAGTCAAGGTTTACCGTTTTGCCTCAACTGAGGATTTGCAGGCTGAATTAAGCAAAAAGGCTACAGAGGCTTTAGAGCAATACTGCTCTCCAAGTTGGTAAGGATATATAATGTATAGGGTTAAGGTTGAAACAGCTGTTAGAAGCGATTTAAACAAGAATAAGGGGGTGTTTTAGATGTCAACGGTAGTGAGTTATACCACGGTATCCCTTATGCAAATGACTTTAGCAGAGGTAGGGTCAATATCTACTATGACGGATTCTGTTCTTCTTCTCCATGCAGGAGCGGCGGAGGCGAGAATCAATGCCAAAATAAGTAAAAGATATGCCCTACCTTTTACGCAGGAGATTCCTCTGCTTGAAACACTTTCTACTGATATGGCTATTTATAGAGTGCTGACTGGTAGAATAATTATCAATCATGAACATCCTTGGTTTGCAAGATATAGAGATGCGGTAAAGGTTTTAAATGAGATAGCGGATGGGTCTTTACCTCTCCTGGATTCTACTGGTTCTGTTTTAGAGGGCAGAAGTGATAACTCAATGGAAGTCTGGAGCAATACAAAAGGATATCAGCCTACTCATTGGGAAGGTGATTGGTCTCATCATAATACAGACCAAGATAAACTGGATGCAGAAGCCAACAAAAGAAATATCAACCTTATTCGAGGTAGGTTGAAATGAGTGCCGGGGTAACAATCAATCTTAAAGTTGAGATTGCTAAGGCTCAGAGGGCTATTAAGAGGCTTGGAAGAAAACTTGAGACCCGTCAATATTTGGAGTTAGTGGGAAGTCAACTCCTTCATTGGGTAAATCAAAACTTCAAAGACCAAGGAACTGAAAAAAAATGGAAGCCTCTCACCCCTAACACAAAAGCTGGTAGAAGAAAAGAAGGTAAGGGGGCTAAAATTCTTCAGAATACAGGGAGATTAAAACAGAGTTTTGTTTCTAAAGTTATGAAAGATGGAAATTCTGTTTCCGTAGGGACTAATAATAAAGTAGCTAAGTGGCATGAGTTTGGAACAAAACCTTATGTTATCAGGCCCAAAAATAAAAAGATGCTGAAGTTCCCTGTTGTAGGTGGATTTGCTTTTGCTAAAAAAGTCAATCATCCCGGATTACCTGCCCGTCCCATGCTTCCTTCAGAAGATAGAGGGAGACAGATTGCTTTAGAAGAACTGAAAAACTATGTTAAAATAATTACAGCGGAGGCCAATGCATAATGGCACGAGTTGATTATTATCTAATAGAAAAAGAGATTCAAAGAATACTGACTGAATCTCTAATAAATGTAAGTGTTACTATTGAGACAGACCATCCAGTTGATTCTCAACCTTGGGTGGCTGTTTATTTGGAGAGAAGGGAAACTCCTCCAGAACAACCTATAGCGGCAGGGCAACAAACCAGATTAAGTCTGCGATTTAGTATATGGTGTTGGACATGGAGTCTTGAGTCTGGAGAAATGGCGGCTAAATTCAGAGATGACCTTATAGGACAGGTAGAAATTGCTTTAATGAACAATAGAAGTATCGGAAGCAATGTTCTTACCAGTTATCTTCAAGGTGGGGAGATGCTCACAGATAAATATCAATCTGATACAGTCTCTTCTTTTTACAGTGGAGGAGAAGTAGTTTTAATCGCTGAAGTAATAGCTTCAGTATAAAGGAGGGATAATATGAGTCAGGAAAAGATTGAGTGGGTTGTGGGTGGTCTGCATATTCCAAATGTAGGACTTACGGAAGTGGGAAAAACGCTCTCGGTAGAAAAAAGAATAGCAGAAAGTCTCATTGAACAGGGAATAGCAAAAAGGTATTTAAGCAAAAAACTTTCTCGTAAGATAAATAAAGAGGCTCTTAAAATATCGGCAGAAACTTCTTCTGCTATCGAAAAAGAATAACAATTTAAAAGGAGGGATGTATTATGGGATTTGGGTCAATAGGTTTTTTAGGAATATCCAGACAGAACAGTTTTGGAACGGCTACTAATAGTTGGGAGTATGTTCCTATAGTAAGTGAAAATCTTACAACAAATATAGACCAGTTAGTGCAGGAAAATATTCTGAATAGATTTGAGGAAGGGGCTTCCAAAGCGGGTGTTATATCAGTAACAGGTGATATCACGATGGAAGTTAACCCTCTTATGATAGGCCATTTTTTAAGGGCGTTTTCAGGCCCATCTTCTTTCACTGCAGTAGGAAGTGTTTTTAATTCTTTCTTCCTACCAACTCAGAGTAACTTTAGTTCTGACGCCGCTCTGCCTCCTTATACTCTTCAGGTATTCCGGGATGTGGGCAGTTCATGGCAGTTTACTGATTCCATGGTCAATGCCCTTTCTTTTGAGATAGGGGCTAATGGATTTGTTAAAGCTACTGCTTCTATCATAGCAAGGACATCATCTTTAATGAATCCAACTGTGGCGGCGTTTCCTACGGGAGACCCTTGGAGTTGGGATGCGGCTTCTGTTAGCATAGCAGGCATAGCTAATGCTTCCATTGAGACGCTCACAATTAAAATGGAAAACTCAATTGAAGGTGTGGTGACTCTTGACGGAACAAAAAGTTGGAGTAGGATGCTCAGAAATGGATTCAGGACTTTTGGTATCTCTGGCACATTTGATTTTAACAGTCAGTCTGAATATAATATATTCAGGGCTCAGACAGAGCAGAGATTTTTGGTAAATTTAAAAGGAGAGACCACTGTGGGCTCTGGTTATACAGACAATCTTCTCTTTGATTTGCCCTCTGTTAGATATACCAGTTTTGATGGTGGTATCAGTGGGCCTAACAGATTAACCGCTTCTTTTGATGGAGCTGGTAAATTTAATACCACAAGTTCTTAT